ATGCCAGTCATGACTCACCTGCCTTTGGTGTAGCAGTGGCGTCAGTACGCATCTGGCCACGGACAGCGCGGACGTGAAGCCATCTACGGCGGTCTTCTATTCTTTTATTGCCAGTACCGAACTCAAAAGCCCATGCTTTGTTTTCCGGTTCTTGTTCGCACGGGGTGCAGGTCCAGAACCACTTTTCATTAGCAGGCCAACAGGTATCTACGAGGCCAATAGACATCGCCTCTTCAATCTCAGGCACCCGCCAATCTGTGTGCCCACCGAGGGTTAACTCGCGGCAAACCTTTTTCGCTCCTGATCTGCTAAGCATGTTCCCGAATCCTGCGGCGTGGCGGCTATCAAGGGCGTGTGCTGTCCACTCAAGCCCTTTATGCTCATCACGCGTAATGATGTGGTTGCCGTCTTCGTCATAGATTTTGGTGAACCTAGCGCCCCCCGGGGTGGGGGCGTTTTCGAGGGTCGCGGTGCTCATGCGGCCACCTCTTTACTAGCGTCCTCAATCCCTTTTTTTGCAGCTTCAAATATGGAATTGCTGTGAGCTTCCTGCGCTTCATAAGCCGCCTTCACCTGCGGATATAGCGGGTGCTCCGGCCCTACGTTTATACGGCGCTCGACATCCGAGAACCTGATAACCCACTTTTTTATATCGCTTTGCGGGTCATTCTCAAACCATGAGCAAACGAGCGGGCTAAACTTGCCGGAGAGAGGCTCAATAATGGCGACTGTGCAACGGCCTTTAGGGTCTGGGTATGTGAAATCGAGAGACTCGAAATATAAAACCTCCTGGAGCTCCGCGCCTTCCTCGTCCTGAATGCCGTTCCAATAAAACAACGGCGCTTTTTTAGTTTCTGATGCGGCTGGGGTGGGCTGTACTTCTTCATCGTCGGCGAGCGTCGGCCACTCAATCCCCGTACACGAATCACGGGTGCTGATGTGCTTGCCGTGTTCGTCGTAGATTTTGGTGTATCGTAGGACCTCCATAGCGTCGGCGATGGAGTTTTCTTCGGTCGCGGTGCTCATGCGGCCACCCCCATGCTTTCAGCGGCCTGAGTTGTGGGCTGCTTTTCTTCCTGTACGGCACTGGCTTTAGCGGCGGCCTTTACGTGCAAATACAGTGGGTGAAAGGGATGCACGTGTATGAGGCGATCCCTCGAATACCCTTTCACTACGTAGCCGATATCAAGGGCCTTAAAGCAGTCAAGCAGCAGCGGGCTAAACCCTGCTTCACTGATGGCATGGATAAAGATCCCTTTTTCTGAGTTCACTATTAACGGTGCTTCCGTATAGAAAACAGGTTGCAGCTCTTCGCCCTTTGCGTCTTTGATGCCGTTCCGGAAGAACAGCGGCGCTTGTTCGATCACGCGGGCGGCTTCGGCGGCTTTGTAGTCTGCTTTCGCCCAGATGCTTTTATCGATCACGCAATCTGACCCGTTAGGGTTGTATTCCACTGGGCCGTAGGTATCTGATGCCATTTTGATATCTCCTTGCCCCTGTGCCGCCGGTTGCGGGTGTCGTGGGGCGATGCGGAGATATTAAGCCTAAAGCTAAATTTACGTCAATAGCCAAAGGCTAAATAATGGAGTGTGAATGATCGTATAAATAAAATAAGAAAATCCCACTGACCGCTATTTACTATTAGGCAATGCTTATAGGTGAACAATTAGGGTGGGCCTAATTTTCAGCTAAATAATGAAAAGCCCCGCGCTAGCGGGGCTTGTGTTTTCATGCATTATGAGCCGTTTAACGGCAACTGATGGTCACGGTTGCTTAGCCGCCTGCGGTGGCGGTTGTAATGCCTGAGCTGGAATCTGGATGATGATGGGAGCGGACTGAGCCGGTAACGCTTGATAGCTTCCCTTAATGCTGCTGACCACGAAGCCGCCAACACCAAGAATGCCTGCAAAAAGGGCTAATACCGTAGCGAGCATCCATGTCCGGTTTTCTTTTTGAGCCTTCTCGAAATCAGCACGCATCTCACCCGCCGACTTGTTTAAGTCGGCCAGTAGTTCACCTGCCGACTTGTTTAAGTCAGCCCGCAAGCTTTCAACATCTGCCTTGGTGGCAAGTGTGGGGATGATGGTTTCAAGTTGAACTATACGTGCTTCCATGCTGGCATCATGGGACAGATTGCCGTCGCCCGCAAGTGATGAACTTTCCAGCGTCAAATACGGAATTTTTTGCTTCCTTCCGCAGCACCATGCTTCATACCGTTTTTAATGCGGGCTATCTGGCGTGAATTTCTTTCCTGAATTTCAACAACTTCAGAGGCAAGGCCAAGCACCGCCCTTCTCACCTTAGAGGATTCTTCATGTTTTCTATACCTCACGTTTCCCATAAAAAAACTTCTAGACTCTTATAAAAGTGATTGGTCATTGGCATCTTGACGCACAGCGGCCAATTGCTTGAGTAACTCTGGGAGGGCTGATTGTACGGTATCCCACACCACGTCAAGGTTGATTTCAAAGTAGCCATGAGCGATGCGATTACGCATGCCGCGCATACTCCGCCAAGGTACCTGATCATTTGCCCGGGTAAACTCGGCATAGCGATCCATCACCTTTGTGACGGCTTCACCAATGATAATAAGGCTCATGATGACGGCTTGCTGGGTTCGTTTGTCCTCAAGAAAATCCTCTTTGGCCAAACCTTCCACAAAACTACACGCATCTGTGGCGGCCTGCTGCATGTGCTCAAGGTAATCAGGAAGTCTATTCCCACTCATATTGGCTGCGCTTCCGCGAGCACCTTCGCCCGGAACTTAAGCGGCAGATCCCCTGACGTTAGTACATCAACGTCAACGCCGAGTAACGATTTCAGTTCTTCTTCAAGATCGCCTAGGTCGAACAGTGTCGCACCAGGCAATGCATCCACCAGCAGATCAATGTCGCTGCCGTCGTGGTCAGTGCCATGTAGCACCGAACCGAAAACACGCGGGTTAGCGGCGCGGAAGCGGCCTACCGCTTCACGCACTGCGGTGCGCTTCATCTCAAGTGCAACAGAGGGGCGCATGGTGATCTTTCCTCATCGCAAGTTATGCATTTCCCCACGTCAGCCACTGAGCCGTAACACGCTTGAACCAGGGCAGTTTGTGCGATGGGTGGTCCTTTAGATGGGCATAAGATCGCGTCACCTGATTTTCACACAAAATATCCAAGGCAACAAAGATAGGCGGCTCATCGCTTTCTATCTCCAGACGCTGTGCAGTCCAGGCAGAAACTTGTTCTTGCGTTGCGTGTGGATGCTTCACGATGTCGGACTCAAGTTGAGAGAAGCGGCGGCGTAGGTCGCTATGGATACGGGCCATCTGTACCGTTCCAGCCACCAGATTAATACTAGTGGCGATGGTGACGGTGACTGCTCCGGCAACAGCCATCCACTCTGCTGTGTACTTGCCGAACGAAGCAATGACGGCGGAAGCGCCCAATAGACCGATAAAAGAACTCAGCATGTTGCAGCGTTCAAAGAACGCCATACGGCAGGAGTGATAGCGCTGTGACTTTTGGACTCCCCACAGGAGTTCCCATCGCATGGTATGCAATTCGGTATTTTTGGCGTCCATGTCCAATAGCATAGCGCTATGGTGCTGGTCTTGCCGATCACGCGGCCAATCACATGAACTGTCTCCATCTTTTTAAGCGATGGTGAGCGGTCGCAATTAATCTACCCATTCACCATCTGACCAGACCAAGCGCAGCAGCAACTGTTCATGCTCTTTTCCGAAATTCCAGCGCCGACTCTGCGTACTGTTCAATTAAGTCCACTCCCCCCGCTAGTGCTGGTGGTGCAGCGGAAAGCACTGCCGCACGCTCCCGCGTGGGAAGCAAGAGTAGGTCAATCGCCGCACGAGTTGCTGCCGTGGCTTGTTGATATGCGGCCCATGGTACGGCGCTGGTGTTATCGGCTGACAAACTCGACTTTTCGGAGCTGTGGTCAACGTCCAGCCAGCCAAGCGGCTTTCCACATTGGATTTCGACGAACCTAGCTGTGTCCGTACGCATTCCGCGGGGCTTTCCAGTAGCGGAATGGGCTGACCCATGTATCCACTGGCTGACTTGCGAATCAGAACGGTCAAGCTGCTTTGCAAGCGCAGTGATTGAGCCTAGTTCTTCGGCCAACTTTGCTAAGTTTTCTCGGCGAATGTCATCTATAAGTTTCACGAGGCAATTAGATTGCCTAAGGCTAATAACGTGAATTCGCTTTAGGCTTGCATTATTATTTAGCCTATGGCTAAATGATGTAATGAACCTAACCAAGTGGACAAGCCAAGAACGCGGGCGCGCATCCCAATTGGCACGGATGCTTTCTGTAAGCTCGACGACCGTAGCCAACTGGATTTCTGGAAAAAAGCCCATCCCACCAGAACGTTGTCCGGCGATTGAGCGGGCGACAGTGCGAGCTGTGACCTGTGAAGAACTCCGCCCCGACGTGGATTGGGAATACCTGCGTGGCACAGCCGCCATAGACCAAGCGAAATCGAAATCTGGTGCAGACATCTTCGGCGCTCCCCCCACAGGCCACAGGCAGGAGGTGTCCGATGCGGCCTAAGAAACCCAGTTTTTCCAGTCTTTTGCGAGGTCCAAAGGCAGTGCGTCTTTGGTGGTTTCGAGCACGCAAACAACTGCACTGTGTGGAATGTGCAAAACGATTGTATGGGGTCGAGCTTCTCCAGGCCGGGGTTTGTTTTCTAGAACTACTGAAAGGTAGTGGCTTTCCATGTCCACACAAGTCAAAACCCAATACGGATGGTTGCCAAAACTGCCATCTGAGGGACGATATTTCGAGATGACAAATTTCGCTATGACTGAATCTTTTTCCAGTATTAACGCGAATATTTTTTCTTGGCTCGTGCCGATCTCCGGTAGTGATTTGGTTGCTTGGAAACACCAAGTCTACCGGCAGATCGGCTCCAACCCGATTCTGATGCGCTGTATTCGATCTTTTCAATGACATTGAATAACCCTTGGTAATGAATCTATGTATGCCGATCCGACCCACATTCGTAGTCACCCGGTGAAGGTGCGTTTTAACGATGCCGAACGCGATTTGATCAATGCGTTGGCTCAGTACAACGGGATGCAACCGGCGGCGTTAGTTCGTGCACTGGCGTTATCGGTAGCAACTGCTGCCATAAAGAATGATAAGCGGCAAGCAGACGCGGCTTGAAGTGCCTAACCAGGCCCTTTGGAGGCCCTGTGAAAATTGATCTAAGCCCTGCTGATCGAAAAATGTTTGAGCAATACGCACAAATCTATGGACTGGCTTGTGTTGATGAAGCGGTAGAACACGCTGCAAAACAAGCACTAAAGGACGCTTATCTGCTACGGGCCAAGAATGGGCATTCGCCTCTTGGAAAAGGCGTGGTGGTTTATTTGAAGGGACTTAAAAAGCCCTTAAGGAATCAAGAATGAAAGCAAGCGATGACAGCGGGGCCGTGGACACAGTGCACTCTGGCGACGGTGATGCCATGAGTACCGCTGTTGGCTTTTTCTTTGATATTTCAGGGATGCAAGAGCAGCTAAGGCAGCTTGCGACCCTTTTGGAAAACATTCCTGTTGATTCCAGAAAGCGTGCTTTTGAATTGGCTTTGGGCTTTCTCGATCAGCTTTTCTCTGATGTCGCTATCGGTGCTGACCATCTCACTCAGCCTGATTCTGATCTCGTCTTTAGTCAGCACGTGAGCACACCCGGAACAGATGGCACCGTCCATGTTACTTACAGCGTGCTGTTCGGCGCTGAATTTGAACGTTTTCTCTCCGCACTGCGGACAGCTAAATTGGATAGTTTTTAATGTCATGAGCGCTCCTTCTTTAAAGATTGGTTGTGTGAGAACTCCATTATCTCAAAGTTGCGAGCGCTCTTTTTTTGAGAAAACGAATGAGGACAAAAAAGAAAGCCATCGGCCCGCACATGGAGCAGGCCGCCCAAAAGGGCATGGGCAATGCAAGCAGGCATCTGTCATGAACACCATCAGTAATGAACAGGGAGTTGGAATGAACGCAATCACACCGTTTCACTTTGAATCGCAAGCCGTGCGAACTGTGGTCGATGATCACGGCGAAGTGTGGTTTGTCGGCAAGGATGTTGCCGATGTACTCGGCTACACCAACCATAACAAAGCTTTAGGCGATCATTGCAAAGGGGTAGCAAAACGCTACCCACTCCCAGATAGCCTTGGCCGCTTGCAGTACTTCCGAATCATCTCCGAACCGGACATGTTCCGCTTGATTGCGGGCAGCAAACTTCCTGCCGCAGAACGGTTCGAGCGTTGGGTGTTTGAGGGAGTGCTGCCAACCATCCGCAAGACAGGCAACCGTCCCGCGCTTGACCACTCCACTCATTCCGCCAAGGCAATCACTCCATTCCAATTCGAATCCAAAGATGTTCGTATTCAGCTCGACGAGGCCAGTGCGCCCTGGTTCAACGCCAATGATGTTTGCGCCGTTCTTGAGTTTGGTAATCCACATCAAGCCATTGAATCCCACGTGGATGTAGATGACCTCCAGAAGTTGGAGGTCACCGACGCGCTGGGGCGAACTCAACGCACTAACCACATCAACGAATCCGGTTTGTATGCCCTGATCATGGGAAGTACAAAACCTGCGGCCAAGCGTTTTAAGCGTTGGGTGACGAGCGAAGTTCTGCCGACCCTGCGCAAGACAGGCACCTACTCCACACCAGGAGCACTGCCCACCTTGCCTGGGCCGACACAGGATCGCGTTGCCGCACTCCTATTAATCGGCCAATTCGTTTCCAAAGTGACTGGCGTAAAACCAGGGATTGCCGCAGCGGCGACATTGGCCTGTATCAAAAGCAATACGAATTTAACGACCGAAGAGATACGCCGCGCATTGCCTGCGTTACAGGAACCGCTTTGCCTGCTCAACGCCACGCAACTAGGCAAGCGGCTGCATTGCTCGGCCAAGGCGGTGAACCAATTATTAGCCTCCAGAGGCTTTCAGTTCCGTAATGAACGCGACGAATGGGAATTAACCGAAGCCGGTCGCGTGTGGTGTGAAGCCATTCCGTACTCACGCAACGGGCACAGCAGTTATCAACTCTTGTGGAATCCAGACGTCATCGCGTGTCTGAGGGAGGCTGCATGAACGACTACGCACGCCCCTGTGGCGATGATGTACGTAACTCGGAGGCAGCAGTGGTACGGAAGGTTGTTCGCCAGTTGCCGGATGGGTTCTACGGGTTTGTGCAAGACGGAAACATTGTTTACGAGATTCATCCCGCCGATATCAGGGAGGCGCTGCGCTGGATCGAACATTTAGCGCAGAAAACGTGGATCACAAAGCATCACCTAGAACAGTTCGCGTGCATTGCGGCGGACACGTTCGAGATGAGAAGGCAGTGAGATGCCGAGTCGTTTGCTTCGTGAGGGTATCTTGAGCAGTGAACGCGTCAATGCGCTGGATTTCCCTGCCGAAGTGTTTTACCGGCGTCTGATGTCCAAGGTAGATGACCATGGATTATATGACGCCCGCCCGTCGATGCTGAGGGCATCGCTGTACCCGTTGAAGGTTGATCGGGTTCGTGAGGCCGACATTTCCCGTTGGATCGCTGCGTGCGAGAAGGCCGGACTGATCGCTCTCTACGACGAAGATGGAAAGCCGTATTTGCAAATGTTGGACACCCGTTGGCAGGCAAGGTCGGAACCTAAATTTCCGTTGCCACCAACTGCCCGTAGTGGCGTTCAGATTTCTACGGATGCAAACAACTGTAAACAGGTGAAAACAGCTGTTCACCTAGTCGTAGTCGAAGACGAAGACGATAAAAACAACAAAATACCTAACGGTATTTTGAGTGCATCGCTTGACAGCGAAGCACCTGACATCGGGGAGGAAAATCAAAATCAGAAAAAACCGCCTTTGGGCGAAAAACCACCTTCTGGCGACCGGATTCCGTACCAGGCCATTGTGGATGCCTTCAACGCCACGATGACGGAGCTGCCCAAGGTCAGGGAACTGACGCCGAAGCGGCGCACGTTGATCCGGTCAGCATGGCAGGCGTCGCCACAACGGCGCAGCCTTGGATTCTTTCAGGCGTACCTGGACGAATGTCAGGAGGATCCTTTCCTCAACGGCACTGGGCCGTACAAATCGCCTCACGAAGGCTGGCGGCCAAGTTTCGATTACCTGATGAAAAACGAGGTGGTGACGAAGGTTTTTGAAACGGCGATAGATCGCGAGGAACGCTGCCAGTGAACGCCCGTCTTTACGCCTGCGATGAACGCTGTACTGGGGAACTACCGGTGCTGCCGTGGTCGTTGGAGGCTGAGCAGGCGGTGTTGGGGGGGCTGATGCTGGCACCGGAAATGCTGGTCAAGATCGCGGACTGGATCACGCCAGAAAACTTCTACCGCCGTGATCACCAGTTGATCTATCGCGCCATCCTGGAATTGGACAGCAAGCGGCAGCCTTGCGACGTGGTGACCCTGATGGACTGGTTCCACTCGCAAGGGTTGAGTGCAGAGGTGGACGGTGGTGCGTATCTGATCGAATTGGCGAGTACCACGCCCTCGGCGGCTAACATTGTGGCCTACACTGAAATCGTCGTGGACAAGGCGAGGTTGCGTGAGTTGATCGACGTGGGCACCCGTCTTCAGGATGCCGGGTTTAAGCCTGAAGGTAGGGAGACACGCGACCTGATCGCCGAGGCTGAACACGCAATTGCTCGGCTTGCTGATCGCCCACGCGTCGGCGGCATCAAGACGATGCAGGAAGTCGCACGGCGCTGGTTCGACGATTTGCAGTGCCGTTACAGCGACAAGGGACGGTTGTACGGACTGCCGACACCGTGGGGAAAGTTCAACGCGATGACAGGCGGATTAGCCCCTGGTCAGCTGATCATTCTTGCGGCCAGACCGGGGATGGGGAAAAGCGCTTGGGCGGTGAATGTGGCCACGGCAAACGCATTGCATGGCAAGCGGGTACTGTTTTTCAACCTGGAAATGACGGATGTCAGTATTTTTAACCGCTGCATTGCCTCGGTCATGAACGTGCCATTGCAATGGCTTCGTGAGCCTAACGACGACTGCCCCGACAGTGAAATGTTCTGGAGTCAGGTCACTGAAGGGGTGCGTCGGATGCGTGATGCCGGACTAATGATTGATGACACGCCTGGACTCAATCGGGAGCAGATTATGGCGCGTGCGCGCCGTGAGCATCTACGTCAGCCGGTGGACTTGATCATCATTGACCACCTGCACCTGATGCCACTACCGGGGAAGACGCGTGAAACGGTGGAGATTGGGGAAATCACCCGCGATCTTAAGGGATTAGGTAAGGAGCTTGGTTGTCCGGTGGTGTTGCTGGCGCAGTTGAATCGCGGTGTTGAAGCACGGCAGAACAAGCGACCGGTGATGAAGGACCTGCGTGAATCTGGAAACATCGAACAGGACGCTGACCTGATCGTATTTTTGTACCGGGACGACTATTACGCCGAACAGGAAGATCGCGCCAGCGAGTACCCCGGTTTTCTGGAAATCAACATTGCCAAACAACGTGAAGGGCAGACAGGCCGGGTGTGGGCACGCAGCAGACTAGCCTACGGATGCATTGACGATTACGAAGGCGAACCACCTCAAGGCCGCGTTTCCGTGGCATCCGCATCCAGCAAAGCTCGCATGCGCTGGAGTCAATACAGAGACGATCAGGGGTGAAGCAGATGCAATCTTTAACATTGCCGTGGCCCTCCAAGGACCTGTCACCGAACGCACGGGTGCATTGGACACGGCGCAGCAAAGCCGTAAAACAGGC